GCTTTGCCAAATGTTTATAAATGCTATATCATAGAAAAATAAAATGGGAAATTTTGATGATAAAAAAATTGCAGCTGATAGAATTGCAAAACTTGTAGGCTCTTTATATGAATATGCAACAAAAGAAATTGAAAAAATTATCCAAGAAAGTGTTGCAAGCAAAAGATTGGGAGACACCAATTATTATAAACAACAGAAAGCAAAAATCTTAAAGATTGTTGGCGATTTGCAAACTGGGTCAGCACCGATTGTTGCCGAGTCAGTTCGCTCGGGATATATTGAGGGCGGAAGAAGAACAAACAATTGGATTAAAGCTTTTGTTGGAAGCAATGATACCAATTTTTCTCAGGCAGATAAAAAAGCAGTTGAAACATTGGCAGCGCTCACAATAAGCAGATTAGAAAACGCAAATTCAACAATGGTAAAAAGAGCAGAAGATGTTTTGAGGGCAGCAGCTTTGGAAGATATAGCAGCAATAAATGTTTCTGGACCAAGATTTGAAGTTGCAGCCGATGAATTGCAGCAAGCTTTTGATAGGGCTGGAATGACTGTTGCTGGGGCAGCAGATGAAGCCACTGGAATTACTCCAAGATTGATTGAAATAAATGGCAGAAATTATAATGCGGCAAAGTATGCTGAGTTGGTAGTTAGGACAGAAAGCAGAAATGCACACAGTTTATCCACATTACAAAGAATGCAAGAAAATAATCTTGACAAAATCCAAATTACATCACACTCCAGCACCTGTGAAATATGTGCAGAGTATGATGGCAATGTTTACAGCGCAACTGGACAAACTCAAGGATTAGATACTCTTTCTGAATACCCACCGTTCCACCCAAACTGCCAGCATTTAATCACACCCACTTTATAATGCCTATGACCGGTCAATTGCTATAAGCAAAATACCGGAAAAAAGAGCCGCAAAATAAAGAAAAAATATCACTCTTATAATATGCCAATCCGCTCAGACACAATTAAAAAAAGATGGCAAATTGATGCAGCTTACAACCTTGCTATAAAAACAGCTGTTAGCAGAACAGGAGAATTGGTAAGGGGCGAGGCAGTCAGACGAGCACCTATTGACACAAGCGCCTTGAGGCAAAGCGGCGATACAACCGAAACATACAGTGTTGCAGATGTTACAACAGTTGGGATTTATTTTGATTTACCATATGCCCGCAGACAGCACGAAGAAAACTATAACCACCCTAAAGGAGGAGAGCAATATTATTTGAAAAATGCTTTGGAAATGAATAAGATTACTCTTCTTTCTGAAATTAAAAAACAATTGGCAGTGATAAAACTATGAAACGATTAAACAAAAATTTGGCAGATTATTTATTAGATGAAGATTTGGTAAGATTGCCATATAATGCTGGAGATGAGCCAGTTATTTTTGTTGAACCAACAGATGGCGCTCCAGCTCCAGATGATTTAGATGATACAGCCACGACCGACATTACGCTCACGCTCACTACATCAGGAGGAGTTGGCACGCCTCCATATGAAGGATTTTTGAATAGGCGTTTAACAAGATTTACTTTCAGATGTAAAAAAGGGAAAGAAAAAGATTTAATTGATTTTTCAAATAATATTGATGCAGCCCTTGATGATAAGCGTGCTTGGATTATGGGTGATTTAAGAATTGAAATAGCTCAACTTTATGTGCCACTGCAACTCATCAACACAACCTATACAGACCAGGGAGCAGTTTATCAATCGGAATATTTTTTCTTATTCAGAAAAGCATCACTGGAGGAAGAATAAAATCCCCGCAAATAATTGTGTAGGGAATAAGGTTATAAGAAGATATGGCAACACCAGTTTCAACAGTTTATGGACCACTTTATATTGCCCTCCAAGCAGCGGAGGGAACAGCAGCAACCACTGGCTTTAAGAAATTCCACAGAGCCTCTGGAACAATTTCAACAGGCAAAGAAGCAGGCAAGGCTGAATGGCTAGACGGCAGCCGATACTCAGATGCTTTTGATTATGTTTCTTCTATTGAGGTAACTGGACAGGTAACTGTTCACGGCTCAGCAGATGCGATTGGCGCATTGGCAGCTTGGGCGCTTGGCAGTGATGATGTTACTGGCGCTGGTCCATATGACCACGAGATTTATCCAACACCCACAATTCCTTTCCTCACTGTTGTTTCAACTCTTGGAGAAAGCCCAGTTAATCAGATTTTGGAACATTATGATGTTCAGATTTCGGAGCTAGTTATTGAAGGCACAGCAGATAATGATGTTCTTGAGGCACAGGTAACTTTTGTTGGAATACACCCCGGCAAAATCCGCGCAACAGAGCCAACAGCAGCGAGCGAAAGCGAAGAGCCGCTCCTGCATTATAACGCAGAAGACAACTTTGTTCTGGCTGGACTAAACAGCGGCGGAGCAGTTAAGGTTGTTAATCAGTGCAGTATTACAATTGCAAATGAAATCACATCATATTATGGAGACAGCGTCCGCCCTGTTGCTCTTGTTCCTGGACGAGGCTCCATTGGAGTCAGCTTTACACTCCTGGCAGATGAAGACACCTTGCCGCTCCTCAATCAGTATTATTATGGCAGCGCAAACCCTGTTGCTGGCACAGAGCCGCAATCAAATATTTTTAAGGAAGAGTTTGTGGTAGAATACACACGCGGCACAGGCGCATCTGAAAGAACAGTTAAAATTGAAATCCCCGATGTTATTTACACAATTGAAGAATATCCAGAGGCAGATGCTGGCGGAGACCCAGTAGAAATTGCCTGCACCGGAGAAGCACGCGTGCCAGATGCTGGTGATGTTGCTGATATTATTACAATCACTGCAACAAATTCAGACAGCACAAGCTACACAGGCAACACACCTCCAGGTTCATAATCTTTTAGTGGAAATTATTGCAAAATCTTTTGCAATATGGTAATATACATATATGGAAGATTTTAAGATAAAACTGCAAGGCGAGGATTACACGATTGCTCCTCCGTCCTTGGATAAAACAATGAGAATAACAGATTTTGTTTCTGAAATACTAGAAAAGGTTCCTGGTATTTTTGATGATGCTGAACAATTCAAACAAGAATATCGGCTTAATCACAGAGAGATTTTAACCAAGGAAGAGGCGTCAGACCCAGAATATGCTGATGTTCTTGAAGCTCTTAATCTTTCACTTTCTGATTTTGATAATCCGGAAAATATCGTAACAGATGAAATTACCAATAAATCTGGAATTGCTTTTTATCGTTCTCCGTCAGAGATGGAAACAATTGCACACATTTTTCCGAAAGTTTGGGAAGCAGCGCGCCCAAATATAATTCAGCTGGCGGCAATTATTATCATCAAGGATAAACAACTTGAGGAACACGATAGAAAAGGCGCCGTAAATGGACTGATTGAAGAAAAGAGCCATTGGATTAAATATAATCTTTCTTTAGAAGAAGTTCTTGAAATCATATCAGTTGGGGCTGTTATCGTTAAAAATCAAATTGAAAGTGCGAGCAAAAGCCTGGGAAAACTCAGCGAGAACCTGATGGAAATGCTGGGCGAAGCTCAGACAGAAGAGCCAGCGAGCGAGCAAGCAAGCAGCACAACAGAGAAAAGCGCAGAGCAGATTTAATACATTTATTTGCAAAGGCTTATGGCTGGAGCAGAAATGAAATCTTGTTTAGAATACCGCAAACAGAGCTGTTGGCATTAGCTGATGTTTTAATGCAAGAAAAAGATGCCGATAGGCGATTTGAAGCAGCGTTGCACGATAAAGAATTGCCACACACCGTTTATTCAGTTGGAGAGCCAAGAGAAGGGCAAACAGCGCAAGAGCGCATCAGAGAGAAAAATGCCTGGCAGCGCGCTCAGCAGCTTAAGATGTCAAAAAACAAAAACTATTAACCGCGATAAGAGATAAAAAGAATAATCTTATTATATGATAGGCGGCGGAAGTAATGTTGGAAAAATTGTTGCGGAAGTTGAAGTTAGGTATGACGGAAAAGGCTTAAACAGACTTTCCACAGACCTAACAAAAACAAAAGCATCACTGGCTGGGACTGATGCAGCGGCAGCAAAAACAGCAGCGGGCGCAAAGGGCGTTGCAGGCTCAATTGCAGGGCTTTCGGCATCACTTGCCAAATTTACAACATCAGCAAAATTGGCTGTTGCAAGTATGGCTGCCTCAATGAGAAATGCAAGCGCAGTGATGGCTGCAGCTGGGGCAAGAATGAAAGCAACAGGAAGCGCAATGATGGCAAGAGGCTCAGCAATGAGCCGAAGATTTACTTTGCCTATTGCAGCAATAGGAGCGGTAAGTGTTAAGGCATCTGTTGATTTTAATAAAAGTATGACCAAAATAGCATCACTTGTAGGCGTTGCAAATAAGGAAGTTGATAGTATGAGGGAGCCAGTTATTAAAATGGCGTCAGCATACGGCAAAAGCGCAACAGAAGCGGCGGACGCTTTATTCTTTATTACATCGGCTGGCTTGAGAGGTCAAACAGCGATTGATACCCTAAGAATATCACTTAAAGCATCAGCTGTTGGACTTGGCGAAACAAAAGTTATTGCAGACCTTTTAACAAGCGCAGTAAATGCATATGGCGCATCAAATCTTAATGCAGCACAGGCTGGCGATTATCTCACCGGCGCAGTCCGGGCTGGTAAGCTAGAAGCAGACCAATTGGCAAGCGCAATGGGCGCAATTCTACCAATATCATCAGCAATGGGTGTTGGCTTTGAAGAGGTGTCAGCAGCAATGGCTGCAATGAGTAAAACAGGAACAACGGCAGCACAGGCACAGGTGCAGCTGAAAGGCATTTTAACATCAATTCTTAAGCCAACTAAAGAGGCGGAAGACCAATTGGCAAAAATGGGGCTATCTTCTCAGGGCTTACAGGAAAAACTTGATAAAGACGGATTGCTACCAACCTTGCAATTATTATCAGAACGATTTGATGGCAATACATCAGCAACGGCAAAAGTTTTCGGAAATGTTCGGGCGCTCACTGGTGTTTTGGATTTGCTTGGCAAAAACTCAAAAAGTACGGAACAGGTTTTTAAGGACGTTGCAAAAAGCGCTGGTGATTTAGATAAAGCGTTAGAAATTACAGAAGGTGAAGAAGGTTATCAGATGGCAAAGGCTTGGACAACCATTAAAAATTCGTTAATTCCAATTGGAGATGTTGTTACTCCAATTGCCGCATCAGTGGCGCAAGCTTTGGCAGCGATTGCAACAGCATTTACCAAACTGCCAGGTCCAGTTAAAACAGCAGTTGTTATTTTTGCATCTGTTGTTGCAGCAGTTGGTCCAATTCAATGGATTTTTGGAGCAATAGTTTCAAGCATAGGCACATTAATCACAGCTTTCAGCAGTGTTGTAATGATGGGGGCAAGAATATTACCATTTTTTGTGAAGCTGATTAGCTTGGTAAGATTTTTGCCATTAGCTTTTGGTCCAGTCGGATTGGCAATTACAGCGGCAGCAATTTTGATTGGTGCGGCAGCTTATCTTATCATTAAAAATTGGGACAAAGTGAAAGTTTTCTTGGGCAATGTTTGGGATTGGATTAAAACAGCAGCTGGAAATGTTGCCGACTTTATTGTTGGAGCGGCGAGCAGAGGTTTCTTGGGTCCAGTGCCTTTGATTATCGCAAACTGGGGCAAAGTGAAAGGTTTCTTGGGCAATGTTTGGAATTGGATTAAAACAGCCGCAGGCAATTTAGCCAATTTTGTTGTTGGGGCGGCGCGCAGAGGTTTTTTGGGTCCAGTGCCGTGGATTATTGCAAACTGGGGCAAAGTGAAAAGTTTCTTAAGCGGGCTTTGGTCAGCTATTAAAAGCCTGTTCAGCGCTGGCGCATCGGCAATTGTTAGCGCGGCAAGAAAAGGTTTCTTGGGTCCAATTCCTTGGATTATTTCCAATTGGGAAAAAATTAGAGCATTTTTTGGAAGATTGCCAAGCAGAATTGCAAGTGTGTTATCAGGATTGGCTGCCATTATTCTCAGTCCATTTCAATCAGCAGCAGATGCGATTGGGAGAGTTCTTGATGGAATTGTTTCAAAATTCACATCTGCAATTGATGCTGTTAAATCGGCAGCGAGCAGTGTTGGAGATGCTATTAGTTCAGTTGGAGGCAAACTTGGCTTTGGCAGAAGAGGAGGAGTATTTGGTCCAGGCGCTGGTGGAGTGGCAATTGTTGGAGAAGGAAGGAAACAAGAGTGGGTTATTTCACAAGAAGGTTCCCGTGAACAAAATATTGGCTACTTAATGCAAGCAGCAGAAGCCCTTGGTATTCCAATGATGCAAAGGGGCGGAACGATAAATTATCAAAAGCCAAATCAAAATCAGTTGAAATGGAGTTATATTCCTTTCTGGGAAAAAGAATTGGCAAAAGCAGAAGCAGAAACTCCAGATGACCCGAAAGATGATTTGAAAGCAATTCACGCCCTTCGGGATATTTACAAAAACACAGCTACCAATCTTGAGGACTCTGGCATCAGGGAACATAAGAAAAGAAAGCCCAATCAGAAAGCCAGAAAATACAAGGGTAAAAATGGCAAGAAGAAGTTTAATAGAGATATGAAAGCCTGGAGAAACAAGCTCCAAGTTCTTAATGATAGAAGGCTGGAAAGTTATAGAAATTGGAAACAGTATGAAGACCAATTAAACTCACTTTCAACAATAGACGAAGAAGCAGAAACTGGAGCACAAGCAGTTGGAATAAGGGAGCAGCTTGGCTTTTTCGGTGGAGAAAGATTAGCTTTACTTACATCATTTGCTGGCAACATCAGGCAGCGGTCAATGGCAACTGGCGCTGGCATTATGCCCGCTCAAGCAGGAGCGCCGCAAGGAATGAATAACGCAACAGGCACCAGTGTCAGTATTGTCCAAAATTACCAAGAACCGCCCACAGACCCGCACGCTTGGACCAGAGAATTACAGAACGAAATTACCGCAACATTATAAAAATAAGCGTATTGAATTTTTTGTGGTATAGTTATTACAGATGTTTTCCACCGCAAACACATATAAATTAACTTTACCGGACTCATCAGAAATTGTTTTCGGCATAGATAAAACAGATACTGATTGGGTTGGACTTGTTGGTCCAAACGGAGTAACAAGTTCAGTGGAGTTAATTGAAAGCAAAGATGTTCTGGCTCGTGGAGATGGAGAAATTCTTGGAACATCATATTGGGGCAGCCGGTCAATCGTTGCTGATATTTTTATTCCAGAAAACGACCCAGAAAAACGCTCCGATTATTTAGAGAAATTACAAAAAGTTACCACTATGATAAGAGCCGATGGCATTTTAAGTTGGCAAGAACAAGGCACGGGAACAATCAGCAAGCAAATTCCAGTCAGATTGCAAAGTTTTCCAACTATTACTCACAACAGCAATCCAACAAAAGCCTATCAAATTGTAATGACAGCGCAACAGCCACAAATTGACAGCGCAACATTATCAACATCAAACAACAATTCAGCAGGTACTTTTTCAATTACAAATTCTGGAAATTGGACAGCTTATCCTTATATTAAAATTACTGGTGATTATACTCAGCTTACGGATTTAAGAATAAAAAATAACACAACTGGCGAAGAATTAAATTTGGAAGACACAACAATTGCCAGCACAGAATGGATTTCAATTTATAATGTGCCTAAAGAAAGAAGAGTAATTAAAGAAACAAGTTCAACACAAGCAAATTATTATGATAAACTTGTTATCGGTAGTGATTTTATTAGCCTTGCACCTGGAAGCAATAGCATTACATACACTGTTGTTTCTGGCAGTCCAAGTCCGACAGCGCCAGTTGTTTCTTTAAGCTGGCGAGGAGCGTATATGTAATGTGGAAACTGGAGGTTTTAGATTGGGACGGAGTCAGACTGGGCGAAATCACAAACGCCAAAAACATCACGCTCAATTTCGGGCTATCAAAAAATAGTAACCTTGCATTTGAAACTCCTCTTGAGAGTGATATTGGGCAAGTTATAGCAAATGAACAATATTTGTTAATCTCAGCTTATCAGAAAAATAAAAGCACAGGAAATTTTGATTTAAGGTTTATTGGACCTGTTATCAATAAAGAAGAAATCGGAAATAATTCTTTGCCAACAATTGGGATAACTGCAGTCGGCGCCTATTGGAGATTATCAAAAAGAATTGTTAATAATGATAAGAACGAAGGCAGAGAGGAGCGCGGCGCACCAATTTCACCACAACCGCTCAGAAGAATTATTGCCTGCGACACTGGCAACAATCGTTTGGTATATTTTAATGAAAGGACAGGTAATTGGATTGAAAATAAAGGTGGCACAGCATCGGGCACGGGAGATAATCAGTTTAACGCTCCAAGAGGTGTTGCAGTTAATCCAGACAATCAAAATTATTATGTTCTTGACTCAGGCAATCAGCGCGTCCAACAATATGATGCTGATGATAACTTTGTTAGGCGCTTTGGCTCTGGTACAATTGGCGCAACAGCCAGAGGAATTGCTATTGATGCAGATGGTAATGTTTGGGTTGGAGACAGAGCAAACAAAAGACTGTTAAAATATAGTGCAACGGGAACACTTTTAACAACAGTTACAGGCACAACAGATTATCGGCTGGAGTCAATTTATGATGTTGTTTCTTATGATGATAGAGTTATTGCCGTTGATATTGACACAACTTACGACCACGGCTGCCAAGCTTTTGATTTATCTGGAACATTTTTAGAAAAAGCTGAAAATGATAGCGACAGAATATATAGAAGCTGTGCGCCATCATCAATTCTTAATACAACAGAAGATGATGTTTTTGGTAATCGCTGGCTGATGTATTTCTCCAATGATGCCTTATTAACATTTGTTGCAGAGTTTGTGCCGTATGATGCGATTGATACTCCTGCAATTTTAGACGGCGCATTTGGTTATGACCCTCACCACTGTGCAACAATACCAATTGCCGAAAATCTTGACACAGCTTACATAGCATTTTCCAATTCTGGCGGCACCGGAATATTCAGTGGAATTTATTCTTATGAGTTTAATGTTCCTCCTGTGCCATATGATAATGGTAATATTCCTCAGTTTATCAAGCCTGTCAGACAATTTGGTGGTGATGTTGGAACAGGAAATGGTGAAACAAAAGATTTGGAATATTTTGATATTTGGGAAGAGCCTGGAAAAAGTGGCGTTGATGCAGTCAGTGAAATTATAGAAAACACAAACACGCTGGCTGGCAATTCTTGGATTGTGCCAGCAGACCCACAAGGAACCAGCTCGGATATTGTAATTGATTACAACACATTTGGCGGTTTCAAAAAAATAAATGAAGCAATTGATGATTTGTCTGGCAATCTTGAATGGAAAATTATACCAGTTTTAGAAAATGCAGGCGACCAAGATACTCTTGTTTTAGGCGAGTGGTATGGAAATGAAATCATCGGCAGCAATAAAAGTTCAACTGTTAATTTTGAATATGGCACAGCAAGATTAAATGTTAAACAATATGCAATCAGAGAAAACTTGGAAGGCTTTGCAAATAGAATTTCTTATCCGACAGCTGGGTATGTGCCGTATAATGTTTCCAAAGATGATGAAAGTTCTGTGGCTGATATTGGCGCATTTGAAGATATTTTAACGGGAAGCGTTCTTCTGCCAGAAATTAGGCAATCACTAGCTAGCTCGGCTTTGCAATTAAGAGGAGCGCCAAGAATTATGGTAGAGATTACTCCTTTCCGCTCAGATGCTCAAAACTGGACCGTTCCAATTCCATTAATTGATTATGAGCCTGGCGATATTGTTGGGGTGCTCATTTATGATAATAATTTGGAAAGAATAAATGGAGAAGTCAGGATTTATGATATTGAAATCAATGTTGATAATTCTGGAAAAGAAGAAGCTACACTTAAGCTTTATGTGGAGGAAGCATAATGTCAGTTTTTAATTCTTTATCATCTGGCATTTTAGATAGATTTTGGAAGCCTGGGTCATCAGCATCAAATGCTGTTGCAAATCAGGCAGCAAATAGAAACATTACCAATTCTCAGGTTAAACAGTCATCACAAAATCAATTGAATATGCCATCGGGAGCAATTATGGCTTTTGCTGGGACATATGCTCCAGATGGATTTTTGCTATGTGATGGCAGAACATACTCAGCGATTGAATACCCAAATCTTTTTGATGTTTTGCAATACAATTTTGGAGGCTCTGGAAATAGCTTTAATGTGCCTGATTTAAGGGGAAGGGTTATTGTTGCCCCAGATAAAAATCAAAGAAATCAAGCAGCAAACAGAATAACAATAGATGACAATTGGTTTGGCGCAGATGGCGGAGATGAAGAACACACATTAACAACAGATGAAATGCCATCTCACAGGCACGCAGTTTCGGCAAATCAAGCAACAAACACAACGGCGACAGGTGGACAAAATAGATTAACAACACTGCAAGACGGGACAAATGGTAATGATGATGCTTGGACATCATATCAAGGCGGCGGAGATGCTCACAACAATCTGCAGCCATATCTTGTTTTGAATTACATTATTCGTTATTAAATCTGGCGCCGATAATTCTTGCCAATGCAATATAATGAAAATATGCAGCAAGAAAAAAACGGTAATCATAAAAAAGGCAAGTTTGAATTATGGCGAGATAGGACGTTTTCTGTTATCGTGCCGTTCTTCTTTGGATATATTCTTCTTACCCAGGCACACAATAACACAATCAGAATTATTTTAATTGTAATGCTCCTTGGATTTGCAAGCGGAGAGGTTGCTCTTTTCTCCCGTCATATGCTCAGAGTTCTTGGAAGAATTTTAGGAAATGGCAATAATACCGAAAATGACAATTTAAGCAAAGACCGCAAAATAGAAAAAAATAATGATAATGAAAAAGATGGAAAGCAAAGAAAATAATTTAGATATTTTAATTCCTAGTCAAGTCAAAGAGCCTTTATTTTGGAAAGGCTATTTGTTTGGAGCAGTGATTGCATTATTCTTTGCAACGCCAATATCAACAACAGCGTTTCTTGTTTTTCAAAATATTGTTCAAAATCTTTAACAAGTTTCTCGGCGCAATCCAAACAAAAAAGCCTATCATAAGAATATGAAGCCGAAGAGACCATCACAAAAAGCTCCAAGACAAGAATGGTTAAAGTTTTGGCGAGAGCTAAAAGCCTGGTGCCAGCAAGAGCTGCAAAAAACAGATAAAGCAATTCTCCGAGATGATATGCTAGCCGACCAAGCGAAAGCACATATTCAAAGATTGAAAGAAAAACTACAAGCTCAGCAAATCAATTGGAACGGAAAATACAAAGTTCCTTATTATAAAAATGAAATCAGAACAGCACAAAATCTTGGACTTTATATCACTGCAACAAAAGGCAATCCTGGGGTGCATAGCCCAACAAGCTATCATTACCAAGCTCCTAATTATGCAGTTGATATGGGACACAGTTCAGTTCAAGTAATGATTAACGCGCAAAACGCTTTGCTGAATAAATTTGGAGCGGCTCATTTCAAAGAGCTTTTTGGACCAGATGCTTGGTATGTAAAGAACGGAGTAAAGTATGGGGGAGCTTTTCCAGCTCACGGCGACCACATACATTTTGCAAAATGAATTATAAAGAATTGACAACAAGAGGAAAAATAAAGTTCTGGCAACGGAAATATGAAAAGCGTGTGAAGCGTTTGGAGGGCAATCGCATTTACCGTAAATGGCTGATTGCTGTGATTAAAAAAGCCAATAAAAGAATAGCAAAAATCAAAACAGAATTATCTTTGATTTCAGATAAAGGTGTTGAGTTTGTTGCATATTGGGAAGGATTTTTTGACCGCCCATATAATGACCCAGTTGGACACTGCACCATAGGATATGGTCATTTAATTCACAGAGGCAATTGCACGGCGGCAGACAGTCAGCAGGTGTGGATTGATGGTCAGAAAAAGATTGGTGTTTTGACAAAAGAAGAAGGAAAAAGATTGCTGAAAAAAGATTTAACATACTTTGCCCTTGGAGTTAAAGAAAAAACAGTTATTTGGAATAAGCTCAAGACACACGAGCGAGATGCCTTGGTTTCATTTGCATATAATGTTGGGCTTGGCGCATACTCACAATCAACCCTTTTGAAAAAATTAAATGCAGGTGATAAGCCTGGCGCAGCCAATGAATTCTTACGCTGGGTTTATGCCGATGGCATAAAATTGCCTGGACTTGAGAGAAGGCGCAAAGCTGAACGAGAGATGTTCCTCGGAGTTTAGTAAAACGCGTTATAAGCGCCCTAGGCGCTCTGGAAGCTTTCAGATGATAAAAGACACGCAAAGAGCACCGAAAGCGCCTTAGAACGCAGCACAGCGCTCGGAATTGATGTTTTAGCGAGTAAAAAAAGACAAAAAAATAGGCGCTGTGTAAAAGCGCCTATTTGATGTTAAATATACAAATGCCTATTTTATGTCAAAAATGGTCATTTGGTAATAATTGGGTTTTTGCTCTTGTGCAATCAGCTCATCAAGGTATTTATCACGCGGAGCAAATGGCTGATGTTTTAGCCTTTCTTGGTAAGCCCAGAGAGCAGCAGCCTTTTCTGTTTTGAAAGATTTCATCTTTCTTTTTTCTCCTGGCACATTTACAGAACCTCTCCAAGAGTTTTTGTCCTTGCTCACTCCCCGAAACTGTGATGTTCCTTTTTTATTCGGAGAAGTGATGTTCTGGGCATTTTGACCCTGAGTTAAAATCCTAAGATTTTCTCTGGTATTTTCTGTTTTGTTGCCGTTAATGTGGTCGGCAACAAGATTATCTCCAAAATGCAGCCCTAAAATAAATCTGTGGAGATACTCAGTTGCTGGCTTTCCGTTGTGCATTGTGTCCCTGCAAACATAGCCAGTTTTATGTAATCTCCAAGTTCCCCTTTCCTTGACTTTCTCAAAATCGTTTTCACTCACAAGAGCATAGGAATTTGAATTGGATAATTTTAGTTTTTTATGCATTGTTTTTTTCTCCTTTTCTCAAGAAATCACCAGAGCCGAGGCTTTTACCCCTCGGCTCTGGATTATGAACACTACATTTAGGATATAGAGATGAAAACAGAGGAGCAAAATCCTCATTAACAGTTTTTAATTCCCATCTTATATCATTTATATTATAGCGTTCTTTTTCACATTGTGCCAGAATTTCCGTTAATAATTGTTTTTGTGTTTTATTCCAATCATCTTGACCACACTCCTGGCAAGTGTTGTCAGCTAGCAAACGAGTATGCAGGTTTTCGGCGTGTTCAACAACTGTGTGTGCAGCAAGAGGAAATCCTTTTGCCTTAAGCTCAGTCATTAGCAATTCGGTTACTGCAAAATAGGAAGCGACAGAGCCAGCCCAATCATCAAGCCCTCCTTCCCAGGCATCAATCCCGACTTTTTCCCAACCATCATCTTCGGCTTGCCAAAGCATTTTTTCAGTTAGCAATTCTTGGCTTTGATAATTATTTTCAGAATGGCTATCGTCCCAAAAAATATCATTGTCCAAGAAAAAGTCAAGAAGCCATTTTGCAGACATCTCAACCAATTCCTGCGTGGAGCTTTGAACGGTGTTAGCTTCCAGTTCGGCGTCCCATTGCTGTTGCTCATAAACAGCCAGCTCACGCTCAAACCTATCATCTGGAAAATCGTTATGCATTTTGCACCTCCATTTCCAGAGCAAGATAATCACCGAATACCTGGACTGAATATCCATCGGCTTGAAATGTTGCAATCAGTTGCAACAGCTCTTCCGAGGAAATGCAATCAGTATTCATTTTGATTGCCGCTCTTGTAGAATTTGCATTTTTTACCTCAAGAGCAGAAGAAAAAATGTTTGTGTTGTTTGTAATGAGATTATTCAGTTTTTGTAAATGTAATGTGTTCATAATTGGATATTATCATAGTAAAAAACGCGCACGCAGTTTTCACGCAAAAGTTTTTTTACTGATTGTCCTCCTTTTCTGTGTTCAAAATATCTTCTTCTTGATAAGCAAGAAGTTTTTCAATATCGCCCTTAAAGCGATTGATGCTGGTAAGAACCCACTCCAGCCTTTCTCGGGACTCACCCATAGAATTGGCGGCAGCAATACCGTCAATCTTTTGCTGGATTTGTTCTTTCCTATCTTCCCAATCAAAACGGATAAACTGGATTGGGTCAGTTGTTTTATTGTATTCAGTTTTTTTATGTGGTGTGTTCATATTTTGGATATTATATGGTGTTTTTTACTTTTGTGCAGATTTCGCTTAAAAGTTTTGCCAAACATTTAGATTAACAAAAATTCCATTTGTTGATGTGTCAGCCCAAGACAATTTTTGCCAGCAAGAAAAGTAATAAATTTGAAAACTATCATCTGAATTACTTGGCAAAATTTGTTCTTGATGATTGCAAATTGGCAAGTTTGCCCTACCAGCATCATAAACAGGAGAAACAGAAAAACTCCAAGTTGTATTTGCCCGAGCATAAACTGCAAACTGCTGGACAAGTGTTTGTTCCTGAATGATAGGCTCACCAACTTGAACAAGATGTGTTTCAATTGCTGGCAATATAGTCAGTGTTAGTTGCTGAGTTGCTGAGTCGGTTGCAGATTTTGCCGTTGATGCATTTACAGCAAATAAACAAAGTGTAAATAAAATGCTGATGATTATTATTTGAATTTTTTTAATCAAGATAATACCTCGGCTTTTGTAGCTGGTAATATTTTTCATCAGTCAAATCAATTTTTTTATAAATTTTTTCAAACTGAACATTTGATGGAAAAGGAATAATTTCAATCAATTCATCTTCCTCCCAAACTTTCAAATATGTTTCTTGGGGGTGAGTGAAAAGTTGGAAAAATAAACTTGTTCTTTTTCCGTATTGTTCAAATACAAAAACTCCATCGGGGTTGTAATCATTATCAAATTTTGAGTAAAATATATCTTTCATATATCCCATTATAGCTGGCAATTTGGAGAAATCTTGTTTTTAGCTTAAATTTTTTTGAATTGCCTGTTATGCGAAATTCCAGCAGGATTTAGGATTTTTTTTTACAATAGAGGGTGCAGAGGGCGGGGATTGGGATATTAGGTTTAAGCTATGAAGAGAAGAAGAGTTAAAGAGAAGAAGAGTTAAAGAGAAGAAGAGTTAAAGAGAAGAAGAGTTAAAGAGAAGAAGAGATAAAGAGAAGAAGAGTTAAAGAGAAGAAGAGTTAAAGAGAAGAAGAGTTAA